TGCTGCGACCTTAAATTCAACACTGTTGAATCCATCTGCCGCCACGAAATAAGTTGTGCCAGCCGTGATGCCTGTAGGCAGCGTGCCAGTGTTGGCGGCAAAAACGATCTCCTCGCCAACGGCTAGCAAGTGCTGGTTGGTTTTGATGCCAATAACGGTTGAGGTTTTAATCCGAATTACATCAGCATCAATATCGAACTCAACGATGTTGCTGGAAAGTGTCCCGCGCTTAAAGCGCACCTCATAGCCAACAATGTCGCTAACGACCTTCTGGTCCCAGCTGCCGTATTCACTCAGGGGCAGTTGCCAGCTAAAGCGCTTGGCTGTCCGGTTGACGTTTTCAACGACGCTGAAGTTGTTTGGGGTAGGCGGTGCGATCTCGCCACGTTCCACCACGTCGTAGATGTAGTCATCAGGTTCTTCGCCAAAGACTGCACTCGTGAAGCTGACCCGAACGTCGTAGGTGTCCGGCGCGTGGAATGCAATCGTGTAATAACCCGTGAGCGGGATGTCCGCTAAGAAATACCAGCCGTCGTCCTGAGGCGTCTTAACACCAGGGATCTCACCGCCTTTGAGGTTGCGTGGTTTAGCCCAGCACTTGAATCCAGTAATCCGAGGAAGGATCGGACACGTCCCAGGGTCAACAATGATCAGCTGGGTGCCGTCAGGCTGGTTGGCGTGGGTGACCGTGGCGCCAAACTCTGCAGCGCTTAGATCCGGGATCGCCTCAAAGCCAGCAACCGAAACCGTTGAGTATTCACTTTGTCGGCCAAGCCGATCGAATGTTGCTACCCGGAAATCGTATGCATCGCCAAAGACGTGCTCAGACAAGCTGATTGATGCGTTGGTGACGCTGATATCGCGAACATCGCTCCACTGAACAGCGTCAGATTTGCGCCATTGATACCGATAGCCCTTGACCAAAATGTCGTCAGCTTCATTTCGCTGGGGCGTGGTCCAAGTGGCGGTGATTTGTGCTCGCCCGTTGTTGTAGATCAGCTGAGCGCTTGTACCAGTTGGCGCTTGAGCTGGGGTCAGCGTGAAACGATCTTTTGGAATTGCGATCGGCAGATCGTTGTCAACGTAATCAAACTTGCTCGCGTTGTACTGGATCGCTTCAACTTGGAAGACAAGTGGTTCGACTTCCGTGATTGCCACGATCTTGTAGAGCGCAGCCTGCAGGTCGGACCACTCAAGCACCCACAGGGCATTGACCTGGCTGTCAACGATCCCATCAACCACCGCCGTGGTCGTTCCAAGGGTGTCAATCAAAACCAAGCCGCCCAAGCTGTCGCCGGATTGAGTAATCAGCTCATCGGTCTCGTCTTGGGTCGAAAAAAGCCGATACTCTGGCGCTGCGTAATCTTCACTAGCGCTGACCAGATTGTGAACGCTGAGTTTCGGGCGCTTGGTGATTGTGCCGTCAGGGTTGGTAACGGTTTCGCCGTCAGGCAGCACCAAAGTCAGCGTGTAATCAATGGCGTCATTCAGGCTTAGGACTGCATCAAGCCTGATGTTGTTGCCATCAATCTCTTTGATGCGACCGCCAAGGCGTTGACCCTGTTTCATCGGGTCGGCAATTTGGATAATCTCGCCAACACCAGCTGCCAAACCTTCAGCCGCAATGCGGAAGCTGACCTTTTCTGTGAGATAACGGTTGGAGAAAAGCGTATGTTTTGCTGCCCGTAATGCCTGACCGCGTGACGTAACGCCAAGCAGCCTCAGGTCAATCGGGTTGTAGCCAAAGCTCTCCAGCAACGTGTCGTCTTGCTGGTATTCAGTAACGTTCGAATACGCCTGGTTGGGATCGTCCCAGTTGGCCAGGACAACAGACTTACGAGCGCCTCTTGCAGTTCCGGTGTAGTTGAAACAGGGCGAGGTGACCTGACCGGAATCGTCAACCTCTTGGATGACGTTGGCTTCGCTGAACTGCTGGACAGGAAGTTGTTCCCGATCCTGGCTAAGGAAAAGCTGACCTTGGCTGTAGTAGATCAAGCCACGGAAACATGAGGCAAGACCATTCAGAACTTCGTAGACGCTGCCTGCATTCTGCAAGTAGACATTACAGGTAAAGCGAGGCTCTGTTCCACCGATGCCGTTATCAACTAATTCGTCGCAATACTGGCTAATTGTGTAAAGATACCACGGGTCGATTGAGATATTCGGGACATAACGAGCGACCCCAAATCTGTCATTGACAACAATGTCACGGAAGATCCACGCTGGATTGTCCGTCCAAGCCGTTTGGAAGGTGCCGTCCCAGATGCCTGTATAGACGCGGGTTTCGGCGTTGTAGTTACTCGGAACCTGAACGCGCTTGCCGCGAAGTTTGACCGATACGTTGGGGATGCTGTTGAACTGCCGCGCATCAACCTTGAGCGCCATCAAGGCAGTATTTGGGTAGGCAAACTTCTCGTCGATAATTTCGACGTAGCTTTGCCAAGTGATGCTGTTTTGCAGGTAGGCCGAATCGCTATCAGCCGTAATTCGCGTTACACGAATTGTCCAAGGCCCACCGCCGTGGAGATCAAATTCATAGGCACGCTGAAACTGGCTGTTTGATTTGCCGCTGACTATTGGCCGTGCTTTTTGGATATACGCGCCACCATTCGCTGAAACCTCGATCTTGTATTCGACGCTGGTCCCAGTAATGTCGCCGTTATCCCTGTTGCTTGCCTGAAGTGCAGGGTGATTGATAATCACACGGCACCGTTCAACGTCGGTGTCGGTAATAGTTCGCGTGATCGCACCAGTGGCGATTGTGACCGCAGTATTTACACCGATTGCGTTTTCAGTTGTGCTGAATCCTGTAATCGGAGTCTGGGTTTCATCCGTACCAGTACGGTGGTCAATCGTATAGCCTTCAAAGTTATAGCTCTCGTCTGGGTTCTGGATTGGCGTTGAATCCAGATAAGTATCCTTTGTAATGCTGTTAGGGAAGCCCTCAATCTCGCCCTCGCTCAGCGCGTAGACAGTTTTGGCAAACGCAACAGAAAAAAGGTTGTTTGCAGTTTCAACCGACTGACGGGTTGGCGCAACAACGCGGACGTTCTGTTGAACGGTCTGGTTGACAACTTGCTGGCCACCACCGCCGCCACCGCCAGCACCGCTGACTTCAGGCAGATCTTGAAAGTCTTCCATCAGAGGCTGTTCTGCAGTTCCAGACCGAAGCTCAGGACGGGCAACGATCCAATGATGCGCTCACCGTAGAGCACTGGAACGACTTCGCCCTGCTGGGTATTGGCGTTGGACTTGTCGAAAGTGAAAGCCCGTTGCTGTTCTTCCCGGCTGCGACCACTTGTTGCTCCACTGCTAATGCCGCCCGGACCAGAAACAGTCGGCATTTTGGGCGTTGGTGTCAAAAGATCAGCGACGCCACCAAAAATTAGGCTCGCACCGATAGCTGCTACCGCACCCACTGCTTGTCCGCCGATTGAAAATCCCAGCGCACCCGCCAAGGGCGCACCAGGGAGAAGCAATAAAGAGACCGCTACTAATGCAACGCCAGCAATGATTTTGCCGACACCGCCACGTCCAACCGGAATAGGTGCCAGTACAAATTTCTTACTAAGCGGCCACAGCAACCCTTCCTCGTCTAAACCAGTTGCGTGATCAGTGATTGCACGCCAGCCAACCCCGTTCTCTCCAGAATCCAACAGGTATTGACGCAAGCCAGGAATCTGAACGCACAATGCGCGGACAGCTTCGGCTGGGGTCTTAACCGCAAGCTTGAACTGACGACCAAAACGGCGACCAGCTTCGCCAAGCAATCGGATCGTCACCATCAGCCTGCCCTCCGCACAACCATGTAGCTATTCTCGCGGAAATACCCGCTGTAGGAAGTCATCCCCGACAATCTGCCCACCAAATGCTGGTACAGCTTGTTAGCAGCGGGATCCTCCACTACCGCGACGTGATTACAAGCATTCTGATTGCGAATCCTGAAAAGGATCACGTCCCCACGCACCAGATCAGCCCCCGCAGGCAGTTTGACAAATCCCTCAGCGGCAAAATTTTGCTCAAAAAACACGAAGCCTGGCTTTGACCACTCGCCCTCGTAGCGCCGGGGGTAGTCACCCATCTCAATCCCTAGCTGCTGCTTGTACCAGTTCCGCACTGCGGAATAGCAGTCGTAAACGCCGTAGTTCCAAGGGCGTCCCAGTAGCCCTGCGTCTTGGGACGGGTCCAGCCAAAACGCCTCACTACCGCCACAATTCCAAACGGCGTAAGGCATGTTTAACGCCTTGCAAGCTTTGATGTCAGCCGGGCTAAAGCCGCTGTAATCAGCGTGACTGTGCCAGCAGGCCTTGGCGTCGTCGATGTAGTCAGCGGTGTCCTGTGCGTTCATTACAAACGTGTCAGGCTGATCGCTGATGTTGCGGCACTCAACCACCGAGCCATCAATCAAGATGAACCCGCAGGTCTCCTTCGGATATGCACGTTCTGCATAAGTCCGCATTGCTAGCCGCTGCTCAGCGGTAAGCGGGTTTTGCCACTGAGACAACATCAGCCCTGAGAATCAACGAGACCTGGAAACCCGCCAAATGGCAGGCGGTTGCCCTCGCCAAAGCGAAGCTGGCAACTT